TTAGTGCTCTTTGTGAAGACTTAAATATGGATTATGTTGATCCTACATTTATCACGTTAAAGGTAACCCAAGGAATTTATGATGGTATATCAACATCAGAACTAGATACATTAGCAGCAGAAACTGCTGCGTCAATGACTACTTCACATCCAGACTATGCAAAATTAGCTGGTAGATTAGCGGTAACAAATTTGCATAAAACAACACCTAAGAAATTTTCTCAGGCGATAAAAGAATTGCATTCATTTATTGAACCAAAAACAAGTAAAGAATCTTCATTAATATCAGATGAGGTGTATAATTTTGTTATGGATAATAAAGAAGTTATTGATGGTGCAATAAACTTAGATAGAGATTTTGATTTTGAATATTTTGGTTTTAAAACACTTGAAAGATCATATCTTTTAAAGATTGGTAACAGAGTTGTTGAAAGACCTCAGTATATGTACATGAGAGTAGCTGTCGGTATTTGTGGTTGGGACATACAAATGGCTTTAAGAATTTATGATGATTTATCACAACACTTCTATACACATGCTACACCTACATTATTTAATGCTGGTACACGTAGAGCTCAAATGTCTTCTTGTTTTTTGATTGGAAACAAAGGTGATGATATTGATGGCTTATTTGATACAATCAAAGATGTTGCAAAGATTTCTAAGTGGGCTGGTGGTATCGGTTTACACGTTCATGATGTTCGTGCTAAAGGTGCGTACATTAAAGGTACTGGTGGTGAATCAGATGGTTTATTACCAATGATGAAAACTTATAATGAAGTTGCTCGTTGGATTAACCAAGGTGGTAAGAGAAAGGGTTCTTTTGCAATTTATCTTGAACCATGGCATGCGGATATTTTTGAATTTATTGATCTTAGAAAGAATCACGGTAAAGAAGAAATGCGAGCTAGAGATTTATTTTTAGCAATGTGGACACCAGATTTATTTATGAAGCGCGTTGAAGAAGATGGTGATTGGACATTATTTTCACCAGATGAGGCACCAGGTTTATCTGATGTTTATGATTCTCCAGAAGCAAAAAATTTTACAAGTTTATATGAGTCATACGAACAACAGGGTTTAGGTAGAAAAGTAGTTAAGGCTAGAAAGTTAATGGACGCTATTTTAACAGCTCAAATTGAAACAGGCACACCTTATATGTTATATAAGGACCCAGCAAACTACAAGTCCAATCAAAAAAACTTAGGTACAATTAAATCTTCAAATTTATGTACTGAGATCATAGAATATTCTTCACCAGAAGAACAAGCAGTTTGTAACTTAGCATCAATTGCGTTACCAAAATATATCATCAATAACGAATTCAGTCATGAAATATTATATGAATACACATACCAAGTAGTAAAAAATTTAAACAACGTAATTAATTTAAACTTTTATCCCACCGAAGAAACTAAACGTTCTAACTTTAAACACAGACCAATCGGTTTAGGTGTTCAAGGTTTAGCCGATGTTTTCTGTATGTTGGGATTATCATTTGAAAGTGAAGAAGCGGATACATTACAAACAGATATTTTTGAGACAATATATTTTGCTGCAATGACTTCATCAAATGATCTAGCAAGAGAATTTGGACCATATGAATCTATTGTTGGTTCACCAATTGAGAAAGGTATTTTTCAATTTCAAATGTGGGGTAAAACAGATAAAGATTTATCAGGAAGATGGGATTGGAAAAAATTAAGAAAAGAAGTGGTTAACAATGGTGTTAGAAACTCTTTATTGATTGCACCAATGCCAACAGCATCAACAGCACAAATTCTTGGTAACAATGAAGCGTTTGAACCATTCACAACAAATTTATATTCTCGCAGAACATTAGGTGGTGAATTTATCATTATCAACAAACATTTGGTTAAAGAATTATTGAAGTTAAATTTATGGAATGAAGACATAAAGAAGAAATTGATCATGGAAAATGGGTCTATTCAAAACATTCCTGAAATACCAACATCAGTAAAGGAGATTTATAAAACTGTTTGGGAAATGTCTCAGAAGAGAATTTTACAAATGTCAGCAAATAGAAGTGTGTTTATTGATCAATCACAATCATTGAATTTATTTATTGATAATGCCACTAAACCTAAATTATTAGCTGCTCACTTATATGGATGGAAATTAGGTTTAAAAACAGGGATGTACTACTTAAGAACTCGTTCAGCGGTAGATGCGTTAAAAGGATTAGGTATTGATATGTCATCATCTAAACCTGCAGAACAACCTGCTGCACAGGTAGTTAATTATCAAACTACACAAAATACCATAATAAGTGAAAAAACACCAGAATTAGAAATGGTGGTAAATAGACCAACAGATTCCCCATTCGAGTGCGAAGGGTGTGGATCATAAGATAATGGGTGGCGCCCTCAAAGTTTATCTGTCGTCAAGGCGTACCTTGAGCATCCATGACTTGATTAATACAGGGTGCGAATATTAAGTCACTAGATTATATAAAATACCTGGGCCTTGCCTGGGTATTTTTATTTATTATCATTTTATCATTCTTTATATTTATTAATATGGCTACAAAATTTGGATTAGACTTCCCATTTAGAAAAAGTTTGACCGGGGACTATGTTAGGATGACAGTTTCTAGGGATGAGGAAATACGTGCAAATCTAATACACCTTCTATTGACTAGAAAGGGAAGTAGATACTTTTTGCCAGATTTTGGTAGTAGGTTATATGAGTACATATTTGATTTAAACGATAGTGTGACATATTCACACATTGAAGATGAAATAAGGGAGTCGGTTAAAAAATATATCCCTAATTTAGAAATTAATAAAATAAGTATTACCGACCCTTCTTTAGACCCCACAGAAAGTGGTAGTACAGGAGAAGAGACGGATTCTAGATTATTTAGGGTTAGCGATTCGTCAAGTAAACCATATACTGCTAAAATAAGAATTGACTATTCAACTAATAATGGGACTTTTGGTAGTTCCGACTTTGTAATCATTAACATTTAAGATGAGTAAAAAAATATCATATACTAACAGGGATTTTGCTAGCATTAGACAAGATTTAGTGGCATTAACAAAGGATTACTATCCTGAGTTGATAAATAATACAAATGATGCGTCGATATACTCTGTATTATTAGATATTAACGCAGCTGTTGCTGATAACCTACATTTTCACATTGATAGGGTTTGGCAAGAAACAATGTTGGATTTTGCGCAACAAAGGCAATCTCTTTTTCATATCGCCAAAACATATGGTATTAGAATACCTGGATCAAGACCATCAGTTGCGTTATGTGACTTTAGTATAAATGTACCTGTTAAAGGTGATAAAGATGATGAAAGATATGAAGGTATAGTAAAAGCTGGTGCACAGGTATCTGGTGGTGGTCAAATTTTTGAAACACTTACAGACATAGATTTTTCTAACCCATTCAATGAAAAAGGTGAACCAAATAGATTAAAAATACCAAATTATGATGGTAATAATACATTAGTTTCATATACCATCACAAAACGCGAAGCGGTTGTTAATGGCGTCACCAAAATTTTTAGAAGAGTTATTACAACTCAGGATCAAAAGCCTTTTTTTAAGCTTTATTTGCCCGAAAGAAACGTATTGGGAGTTACAGGGATGATTCATAAAGAAGGTACCTCATTTGCAGGTAATCCTACAGCATCAGAATTTGTTAATACAGATAAGAAATGGTATGAAGTTCAATCTTTAGTTCAAGAAAAAGTATTTGTTCCTAATACTACAGCAGTATCTGATAAGAATAATTTTAAAGCAGGGCAATATATTAGGGTTTCAAATAAATTTATAACTGAATATACTCCTGAAGGATATTTTTCTATCACGTTTGGTTCTGGTAATGTTGATCCATTAGATAATTTAGACAATTATATTACAAATAATTTAAAAGTGAATTTAGGTACATATTTGAATAATTTATCATTAGGTGCTTTACCTAAGGCAGAGAACACGTTATTTGTAAAATATAGAATTGGTGGAGGAAAAGAAAGTAATTTAGGTGTTAATGTTATAACTAGCATTGAAAACGTTGAATTCAGCGTTCTTGGACCAAATACTACATTCAATGACAATGTTACACAATCTTTAACAGTGACCAATATCACACCAGCGGTTGGTGGATCTGATCAACCAGTAACAGAAGAGTTAAGAAATATGATTGCATATAACTTTGCGGCACAAAATAGAGCAGTTACCTTAAATGATTATAAATCTATGATAGAAGGTATGCCATCTGCGTTTGGTGCGCCAGCTAAGGTTAATGTAATGGAAGAAGATAACAAAGTTAGAATTAAATTATTGTCATATGATGAAAATGGTAACCTAACTGATATTGTTTCTAATACATTGAAAAACAACATATTATCATATCTTTCTGAATACAGAATGATTAATGATTACCTTGATATTGTTAGCGGTCAAGTTATTGACTTAGGGTTAGAAATAGATATTTTATTGGATAAGAATCAAAATCAAACTGAAGTTCTTAGACAAATAATCACAAATACAACAACATATTTCTCTATTGATAATAGAAAAATGGGTGACCCATTATTTGTTGGTGAATTGACAAAAGCCATCCATGATGTTCCTGGTGTTGTGAATGTTATTGATGTTAGAGTTTTCAATAAGATTGGTGGAGAATATTCATCATCTGAAGTGTCTCAAGCATATAAAGATTCAGTAACAAAAGAGATCGCACAATCAGATATGACAATATTCATGAAATCTAATCAGATCTTCCAAATACGCTTCCCAAATAAAGATATTAAAATAAGGGTTAAAACTCTGGGAACGACTACATACTAAGGGATTTTTTATGTATCTTTTTATAAGAGAAAACTTAAGAGTTTCTATTTATAGAAAGTATGATTCAAAAGCACCGTATTTTAACTGAGATTGGCAAGGACAAGAAAATTGCGCTTGATTTAAAGCAGAATTTTGATCTATTAGAGATCCTTTCCCTTAAATTCACACAACAAGACGCGTATACCTCTATTTGTGCTGATTACGGCGTTGTATGTGGTAGAATATCGGTAAACAATGGCTTGGGTGTCCCAAATGCCAGAGTGTCTATTTTCATACCTCAAACTGATATTGATGCAAATGATCCAGTAATATCTGCATTATACCCATATAAAACATTAACAGATACTGATGATGCAGGATATCAATATAATTTATTACCTGCAAGAAAACAACATGGTGGTCATGAACCAACAGGTACATTTCCAGATCAAAGCCAAATATTGGCCAGAGAGGAATATCTAGAGGTTTTTGAAAAATATTATAAGTTTACAGTTAAAACAAACACATCAGGTGATTTTATGATTTGGGGAGTCCCGTTGGGTGAACAAATTATACATGTTGATGTTGACTTGTCAGATATTGGTTGTTTTTCATTAAGACCAGATGATTTTATTAGACAAGGTAAAGGTGTAGATTCATTTAAAAACAAATACGCATATAAAGCATCTATTGATTATGCGTCACTTCCTCAGATAGTTTCATTTAATAGAACAATTGATGTTGCGCCATTTTGGGGTAGTGTTGATTTATGCCAAATAGGGATCACAAGGACAGATTTTGATCTTTCAGATCAAGGAGTTAGAATAGAACCAAAAGCATATTTCTTAGGATCTATTTTTACTGACCAAGGTAAAAATTCAGTTAACAAGAATTGTACACCAAGAGGTGAAATGGGTGAAAAGTGTTCTTTAATTTCAGAACCGGCGACTGTTGAAATAATTCGTTTTAGCAATGCAAAAGATTCTAATGATAGACCTATATTAGAAGAGTATGAAATCCATGAAGATATAGAAGAGGATGGGGCCTTTGTGTTACCATTACCAATGAATATGGAATATGTTTATACGAATCAATTTGGTGAGAATGAAATCACTAATGATCCGAATAAAGGTGTTCCAACATCGGCTTGTTATAGATTCAGAGTTTCTGCAAAACACACTGATTTAGGTAGAGTAAGAGCAGTAGGTAGTTACTTAGTTCCAAATATTAGAGAATATTCAACAAACGAAGATGAGGTAGATAAATCATACCCATGGTCATTACAATGGGAAGATTATCCAACAGCTGCGTTAAGTGACACCGTTATTTTCAATAACACATATGGTAGTTATTATCCGCAAGATTATTTTTATAGATTTAATTATAATAAAGTTTATGGTGTTTCATCATTCTTAGGTTCTTATTTTTCTGGTAATGGTTTTAGTAGAGACACTTATTTAGGGATTAAAGAAATAGTACCTAAAGATGAGGATGATTGTCAAAATAATGTTGTTACACCACCAACTAACTGGGCTATTAAAAATTTTAATTTTGCAATTCTATTAGCAATAATTATAAACTTTTTTGAAAGAATTATTTATACGGCATACGTTGCTGCGATACAAGTTCTCATTCTACCATTTCAATGGATAATGGAAAAATGCGCTATTCACATAGATCTTGGTTTTTTAGGTAGTTTAAACTGGGAACCATTTGCTTTCTTTGACGGCGCGGTTATTGAACCATTACAAAGATTTGGTACTGTTAGATTAGGTATTGCGATTTATCCTGAATGTGAAACTTGTGATAACTTAGATTACACAACTACTCCACCAATAGTAACCGCAGACCCATCAACACTATATGTTTCTGTTGGTAGTGGTGTCGCACAATCAGATGATGCAGTTTGGTATTGTTTAGGTAATGCAGAATCAAATAATATTAGATTATATTTTTCAACACCAACCTCTGGTACATGGGCAGGATCTTGTGGTGGTTATGGTAATTCTGCATCATATAGTGGCAGCGCAACATTAGTAAGTATTGTGAGTTCAACATCAGGCAGATATCAAGTTAAATTTTCAAACGGAAAATATGGTGGATTAACATTATCAGAATTGACTTATTATGATATTAGTGGTTATACACAAACACTATTTATTTTTGACGACTCACAGAAATTAAGTTGGGATAGTCAGCTACCACCAAGCGGTGGTGTTTCATATACAATATATGATACAACACAATATGCTACCGGAAATTCTGGTAGTTCTGGTTTAAATACTGAATTAGAAGGTGGTTGTCAACAATATGTTACAGCATATAGAGAAAATATAATTGCAAAAACATATTGTGTTACCGACCCAACAAGGGCTTATTCAACATTAACTAGTGGAGATTTAGTTAATGGAACAACATGTCCTAGTGGAAAAGTTGCTGTAGGTCAGGTTATATATAAAACAAATAACAATCCATGTGGTAGTTGTGACACTAAATCTGGTTACTCAGAATTTAGATATGGTTTATTTACTATTATACCAGGTGCCGGCACACCAAACTGGGGATATAATTTTGATGCAATAACAGAATATGCAAATAGAAAACTTGTTGCTAAATTATTTTGTGAAGGTGTATCAAATTATTCTTTTATAGATAACTGGTTAACTGGATCGCTTTATTTATTTCCATTCAAAGCAAAAGTTAGGTGGGACGATGAGGCAGCATTAGATTTAAATTATAGAAGAACAAGTTATTGTGATGATTTAGTTTATTTTAAAGTTGGTACATTAGAAAAACCAGTTAAAAGATTTTATTATAGATCAACACCATTTAATGGTTCTAGTTTTTCTACATCTATTAAACACCCAACTACAGTAGTAGACTTAGGACCTAGAGATGAGTTTATAAAAGAAATATGTATTGATCCGGCATTAGACCCAAATTGTTCTGTTGTTAGAAATATTGGTCCAACATCTTATCAAAGCTTTAAAGAAATGTTAGGGTTATATATAAATTATAAAATGGATACTGGTAATGCAACGATTAGTATTTTAAATCCAGTTAAAACATTTTTCAGTAATACCGGATTTGATAGTAGATTACCAAGTAAAATGGATTCACTTATTATGAATGGAGATGTTTTACAATTAATATCTATTAATAATGAGGCCGGCATTCAAGAGTTTGATTTACAAAATCAACACTACTCGGCATATAACCCACAATTATTAGACCCAGATAATTATCAATCATTATTTAAAACAGGTGGTGATTGGGGTCCTCTTCCAATAAATTTAATATTAGATGATGGTGATGGTTACAGAGTTAGACAATGTTTAAATGAGCCAGGTAATTTAACCGAAGCGTCTCAAGTTGTTCCATTCTATTTGTGGGATAAAAAAGGAACTGGATTTGGTTCTGGCGTTAGTCAATCATGGGACTATACTAGTGTTCAATCACAACCATTACAAGGAATGAAAAACCTATCACCTTATCAATATAACTTTACTGGAGATAGTACGTTTGAGTATATTTTATTCCCAATGACTAAAGATTATGGTGGTAATGTAATTGGACTTACAGGTATTGGTAATTCATTAATTGATATTTTTGATATAGTATATAGCGCGGACACCCATACTAATTTTAATATACAAGAGGAAGGATTTACATTTTTATATACCGAAAATAATTTAACTGGAACTTTATGGACAAGAACTGGTAGCACTGGAAACTGGGCATCGCAAGCGTGGGCATCAACAGATGATTTTTATATTAAGCCAACAGCAACAAATTATGCGGGTAATAAACAAATTCTATCAACACCGTTCTTATTTTATTTTGGATTAAGACCAGGTAAAACTGCAGTTGATAAATTTATTGAAAGATTTGGGCCCAAAGGAGCCTTTCCTTCTGCTGAATAATGGAAAAGAAACAAATTATATTACCAGAAAAAAGGTATGAAAAAGCACCTGCACAGGACTTAACAACAACAATAGGTCTTGAGAATAGTAGTGAATTACTTAGAGAGGGTGATAAAACAGTTATACTTAATTTAGATGAGTTATATTTTGATGAAAGAAATGACAGTAAGAATTATAAGATTTACGGAAAACTTAAAATGGTTTTTAGAAACATGTATCTAGGTCTTGCACCATATGATAATCTAAATGAATATCTTTATTTACAAGGTGATGGAGCAGATAATAATTTTTATGGATATATGCCATATAATGAGTTCGCATTTTTAAGAAATGACATTTATAGAAATGATCCTAGTATTTTTACTGTTAATAGTTCTAGTTTAGGTACATATACACCAAGTTTTGTTTTACCAGATCCTTTACCGAACAAACATCAAACACTTTCTTTATTAGAAGCGCCATATCATAACTGGAACATATATTTAACTTATGTTAATGATCAAGATTCTGCGTATCCAATGAAGTATACGTTATCTGGTGCAACAAAGACAGAGAATGTTAATTTAATAACTTTTGTTAGTGGTGATGGCATTCCTTGTAGGGTTGAAAGTAAAACTGGTTATTATAAATTAACTTGCCCAGTTAAACACGGGATAAATGACGGTGAATTTGTTAAAATAAAAGGAATAACTAGTAAAGTTTATTCAGTTTCTAGCTTAGGTGATGAAAGATATGATTCACAGTATTATGTTATTAATTTAAATAAAGCACAATTTAGTGGAACAAGTTTAGCGCCATTAATTATTATTAAAAGATGTATTGACGCAGAAAACATAAGCGGAACAACATCGTCATATTATGTTCATAAGCACAAGGTTTTAACAGATTCAACACATTATATATTAGATAAAGCGGGATTTGAAACACCAATCTTTGAAGATGAGAAAAAATTATTACTTGAAAACGCAGGTGGATTAAGTAATTTCTTAGTTGAAAGAAATAGAATGGAATCAGTTATTTTTGATTTTAAAGATAGTTTTATTTTAACTGGGTTAACAAATAATTTAGACTTTACACCGACTGATGTTTATCTATCTGTTATTAATAGAAATGGTTCTGGATATTTTGACCAAGTTAAAGTTGGTTATAGATTTCATTTACACGATACTTGGATTGATAATCATTTCAGTGGCACAACATCGGTTGAGCCATCAATACAATTAGATACTGCATTTACTAAAGACGGGGTAACATTCCGTGCATTTAAGGGTTTAAATGTTGGAGATAGTTTAATAGGTGCGTTTGTTGAATATAATCATTCAGAATTAAAAGAAAGAGTTATATCAGATGCATTTCATAAACTAACAAACCCGGTTACAATTTTTAATTACAGACAAGAAGATCCAACTTTTTATTCTGGGGCAACTAATGCCAATAAAGTTGGTTTATATTATCAACCACACCATAAAATAAAATTAAGAGAACTTTCACCATATGTTGAAACTTCAAACACAAATAACATTCTGGATTTACCAGAAAATGCTGAATTCTTCCCAAGTGAAGGATTATGGAAATGGAGAGACTTATACGATCATGGGTATATTGATCCTGATGGTAACGGAACGGATTATCCATTTGTAAATGGTCAACACTATGTGATGTCTAATATTAATTTCTATTTGAGAAATGAACAGGCATTCACCAATAAATCTGATGGAATTAACGCCTTCGATAAAACAAATACTAATTGTTAATGGATATTTTATTTAAAAATATTGATGAAAGTATAATTTTCAACCCAACAACAGATTTTAAACCAAATGCTGGATGGGAAGAGAATTTTCAATCTTTTGAAAAAGAAACGTTGCGTAGTATTATTAACCCAGCACAAAATTTTGAAACTATTAGATATATTCATGAGCCATATGAATTAGATGTTAGTGGTGTAACTACTATAACATCAGATGTTTGGTTTTATTTTTATTTCTTAGATAATGCTGGTGGGTTTACTAAAGGATTAGATTATAGTTTAGTTGGTATATCATCACAAGAAAATATGTTGATGACTAAACAAAGTGTAAAAAGTTTCTTTAGATTAGAATTTTACACCACACCAGATAGAGAAACACAAAAACTAGTTCTAGCTAAAGATCTTTCATTGCCATTAGGTCAAAAAGTTTTTTATACAGAATTAAAACACAATATACACATCCCAGTATTCACCGGAAACAATTATAGAAATAGCGAAAATATGTATTTGTTTTGGTTCCCAGACGATACTGTATTCACTGGTATGACTTTTTATATGACTGCTAGATTTTTTAACGCTGAGGATGGAACCATTACTCGTTTTATGAATAATACACATAAGACTTTAGTTAAGGATAGTGATGATTTGTATTATAAGGTGACATTCAATAGAGCAGAACACACATATGATGTGTATGAATACGATTCAATATCAAAAGGTTCTATTAGAAAAGGGAAATATTCCGCACCAATAAATTTTTATGAAATGACATTATAATATGGAAAAGAACAAATATCAAATGTTATTTAAAAGTGGTACAACATTAAATTTACCAATTTTCCTTGAGTCAACTTCTAGTGAGCTTGGGGTTATGGTTGGATTTGATGGTGAAGTTGAACAGGTTGAACAATTATGTAATTTCACATATACTTCGAGTGGAAATGTGGTTACGGTATATAATTCAACAAATACGAATGTAATAAATAAGGTTGTGGATGCCACTTTCTCAATTGATTGGGGTGACTCATCAACAACAAGCATTGGCATTCTAGAGAATAAATCACATACATATTCTAGTTCAGGCAAAAAAACGGTGACTATTACCATGAATAGCCCTTGGAGAGTACAAAAGTTAGTTAAAATTATACCAATACCAAAAGTTATCAATAACCCAACTAATTTAGGTACAATGACATTTAATGTTCCTTACACCTCAGTTACTGGAGTTACACAAGACTACAATAATGATTATGATTACAATGGCAATCAATATACTGGAACAACTACTTTCCTTGCATTAGGAACAAGTAGAATAATAGAAAAGAAAAAATACGGTTCAAACACATACAATGGGGTTACTAGTACAACGGTTAGCATTGAAGGGACAACATATAGTTGCAACAGATATGTTATAGACGGGTTAACTTATCTTGATTTATCAGATGGTTCGACATATATTACTGGTAACACAGCAACATTTACTTCAGAAGCACAATTCATTAAAAAATTGACTAGAAACGAGCATTTCCTAGGTTTTGTGTCGGATCTACAAATATTTTCTGATGTATTTGTTGAGCGCGGAAAGCTGGGTGTTTCGGAATTTAACCTAAGATTGAGTGAAATTGATAATTTAGGTGAATTAGATGTGTATGGAAATGGATTTTTTTTGGTGAAAAAACAATAAAATTATATTTATAATTAAAAGAACATGGCAGTAGGAAGTTACGGAACAATAAGACCGGCGGATGTGTCGCCA